TACTTTCCCTGTTTATCAAGGTATCGACCAAGCAAAACTTGTACCACTTTTAACAGGTGCATTACAAGAAGCGATAACTAAAATAGAAGCACTAGAAACTAGAATAGAAACATTGGAAAACGCATAATGGCAATCTCATATACTTGGGATGTAAAAACTAAAATTATAGGATCATAAGTGAATGGCACTCATTCCAGTTACTCCACCCGCAGGCATAGTCAAGAACGGAACTGACTATGGTAATAAAGGTCGTTGGGTTGACGGGGATTTAGTTCGCTTTGAAAATGGCTACCTAAAACCTATTGGTGGCTGGGAAAAACTTAGAAACACAGCACTTACAGGCGCACCCATTGGGATGTACGCCTATTCAGATAATGCTGGTGATCCTGTTTTAGCAGTTGGTACAAGACAAAAAGTTTTTGTTTTGTATGACAATACATGGACAGATATTACACCCACAGGCTTTGTCAATGATGCAAGTAATGATCCTTTAGGATTTGGTGCATATACTTATGGTTCAGAAGATTATGGCGATGCTAGAAGTCAGTCTGGACTACCCTTAAAAACAGGCCATTTCTCATTCAGTAATTGGGGTGAAGATTTAATTTTCTGTTTCTCAGGCGATGGCAAGATTTATAAATGGTCGCCAAACTCAGGCGGTACTGCTGATACCATAGCAACCGCAGTCACAGGCGCACCCGTAGGCAACCAAGCAACCATTGTTACTAATGAAAGACATTTAGTTGCGATTGGTTCAGCAAGTGATCCAAGAAAAGTAGCATGGTCAACCAGAGAAGATCGTAATACTTGGACATCAAAAGCAACCAACACCGCAGGTGATTTACAAATCCCTACAGGTGGTAGAGCTTTATACGCTGTTAAGTTTAGGTCTGACATTATCATTTTTAGTGATACAGGCATTAACAGAATGTTTTATTCTGGCTCACCTTTTGTTTATGGTATTGCTGATGCAGGTACAAATTGTAAAGCAGTAGGCAGAAGAGTAATTGTGCCTACAGGCAATTTCCTTGCATGGATGGGTGAAAATGCTTTCTATATCTATGATGGTACAGTTAGAGAAATACCTTGCGATGTGCATGATTATGTTTTTGATAATCTCAACGTACCAGGCAAAGGTGCTTGTTGGGGTGGACATAACTCTAACTTCAATGAGATATGGTGGGGATTCCCAAGCGGTGATACTCAATACACACCCAATAAATATGTAATTTGGAACTATGCACAAAATGTATGGTCAATCGGTGAACTTGATAGAGGATGTTGGATCGACCAAGGCGTGTTTAATTATCCTATCTCTGCTGATTCAAGCGGATTTGTTTACGAACACGAATCAACTTTACTTGGTAATTCACCTAATCTTAATGGTAGATCGCCTTTTTGCACAACAGGGCCAATACAGATTGGTCAAGGTGATAGATATGTGCAATGTAATCAAATCATTCCAGACGAAGAAGCAAGCTCTTTACCTGGTGTAACCCTAAGTTTTAAAGGTAAATTTACTCCTTTAGGCCCTGAAACGGACTTTGGTAGCTTTACTTTTGATTCTTCAGGTGATGGTTATACCGATGCTAGGTTTACCGCACGCCAAGTAGAAATGACAGTCACAGGAAGCACAACTCAAGACTTCCAAGTCGGTGATATACGCTTAGATGTAAAGAATAGAGGCAGAAGATAATGGATGTATCCTCACAACGACAGTACATACAGCGTGCTATCAATGTTAAATATTCTTTTGCAGCTACCACACAGCAAACCATATATACAGCACCTACGGGTGGTGACTTTGATTTTGCGATTGTCAAAGGTTTTCTAGCTTGCGATCATGGTAATCAGCAAACTAATTTAGATGTATCAATCACTGATACTAGCTCAAATGAGTTTTTTATCTATAAACAAAAAAACATAACAGCACACGCTACTGAAGAATTACAAACTAACGCAGGGATAATTCTACTGCAAGGGGAAATCATCAAAGCACAAGTCAACCATGCAAACATTGACTTGGTTTTAAGTATTATTGAATATGGAAAAGGCGACTAATATTGTTGAGTTTCCCAAGAAAGATGCTTGGGAGATTGAGTGGAATCGCTGTAAACATTGGATTGCGAAGGCTATCAAACACCAAGATTCCTATACATTAGACGATATTGAAGATAAAATAAGGCATGGATTATTCCATTTGTGGCCCGCAGAGAGATCTGCAATGGTTACAGAATTTGTAGTATTCCCACAGAATACAGCATTAAACTTGTTATTTTGTGGTGGAGATTACAAAGAATTAGAAGAAATGTTGCCATCTATAGAGGCATTTGCAAAAACCGCAGGATGTAAAAGATTATATGGCGGTGGTCGAAAAGGATGGTTAAGAAAACTAAAACATTTAGGCTTTGAGCCAGAATATATGATAAGAAAAGATTTATGAGTAAAGGCAAAACAACACAATCAGTATCATTACCAGAATATCAGCAACGACAACAGCAGGAAGTTTTTCAATCTGCTAGAGGGTTAGCTGGTCAACCTTTTGTGCCATATACAGGCCCATTGGTTGCAGGATTCTCACCCGATCAATTAAGACAATTTGAGGCAACTCGTGGGTTGTTTGAAACGGGTATGGAATTTGATCCTATTACTGGCATTAGAGAGCTTGCACAAGCTCCAACACCAAGCCTTTTAGGTGCTGACATTGGTGCATATCAATCACCATTTCAAGAACAAGTTATAGAAACTTCTCTTGGTGATATTCAGCGCAGAGCAGATATAGCACGACAACAGGCACAAGCTCAAGCTATTGGCGCAGGTGCTTTTGGTGGTTCACGATCAGCCATTTTAGAAGCAGAATCACAAAGACCATTTGTTGAGCAAATGGCTAGGACTTCTGCGGGTTTAAGACAAACAGGATTTGAGCAAGCAAAAAGAGCAGCCGAGGCTGATATTGCTAGAGAAATGGAAGGCAGAAGATTTCAAGCTGGCTTATTAGGTGGATTACAACAAGAGCAAATGCAAAGACTTGGTATGCTTGGAGATATCGGCAGACAACAACAAATGCTACAACAACAAGCACTTCAAGTTCCTTATCAAGAGTTCCAAAGAGCATTGGCTTATGGCCCTCAACAGCTTGGCTTATTACAAGCTGGTCTTGGAACAACGACACCGATTACTACAACAAAACAAAAAACTGGTTTAGGCGATGTATTAGGAACTGCTGCTCAGTTAGCAGGTTTATATTTTATGCGACCAGGAGGCTAAATGGCACAGGTTGAAAACAAAGATAAAAACGAAAGATTGGCCTTTATGTTATATGCTCTTGGTGGAGCATTAAAAGGTGATAAAAACTTTGTGCAAAATACTTTAGCTCTTCAAGAAATGAAGGAAGGCAAGGAAAAGCAAGAGGCTAAAAAGAAAAAATATCAAGATTTTCTTGCAACTCTACCTGAAGGATCTTTTAAAGATTTAGCAAAAATTATGGGTCCAGAAAAACTTGATACTCTTTTATTAGAAAGGTATAAAGCAGATCAACCTAAAGAAATGACTGTGGCTGATTATAAGGCCTATCTTGCTGAGAAAATAGCAAAGGGAGAGGAGCTTAGTCCACAAGACTTACAATTAGAAGCATATCTACAAAACCTAGATGTCTATGAAAGACGAACAAGAGGCATACCCCCAAGGGGAGGACAAATACAACAAGAGCTTCCCGATGTATCTAACCTATCAATAGAAGATATTAGAGCAACATATCCAAAAGGTACAGAACTTATGTATCAAGGCACAAAAATCGAAGTGGATTAAAATGAATTATGGCAGAGCAAGACAAATCAATAAAACTCAGCGAATATTTACAAGAAACGCCTCAACCTGATACTAGCTCGCAACCCATAAAGTTATCTGAATACGGAACTAAAAAATTATCTGAAGTTGATCTAACCAAAAAAGAAGAGGTTGGAGCATTAGAAAGTATTTATAGAATTGGTGGTGGTGCTATAAGAGATACAGCACAAGCCACTAAAGATGCAACTGCTTTTCTCTTACGCACGCAAGGTAAGTACAGTCCAGTAAAACAACGCTTATCACAAATTATTGATGCAACTCCAGACCTTCCTGAAGTTGAAGAGCCAACATCTATTATTGGCGGAATCACAAGAGATATAGCTGGATTTGCAATACCTTACACACCTGCTGTAAAAACAGTACAGGCAGTTAGAGGTAGCACTTCTTTGTTGCAAAAGGGTATTAATGCAACTGTCGCTGGATCTGCCGCAGAACAATTTGCTTTTTCTCCTACAGAAGAAAGATTATCAAACCTTATACAATCTGTTCCAGCCTTACAAAACCCACTTACAGACTTTTTAGAAGCTGAAGAAAATGATACAGAAGCACTTGGTAGATTAAAAATGGCTATTGAGGGAACTGCTTTTGCTGGACTTTTTGAATTAATATTTGCTGGTGTGAGAGGCCTTAAAAATGTTAGAAAGAAAAAACCATCTGAAGAAATGGTTGAAACAAGTGAAGAGGCAATTAAAAAAGCAGATGAAGCTGATAAAAATATTGAAAAGGTTATACCAAGAACAGAACCCGAAGATCCAACATTAACAGTAGAGCAAGTACAAGAACAAAGAAAGAAGGTTACGAAAACACCTTTTACTTATGATCGTGATACAAACACCTATAAAGCTAAAATTAAAAAGAATGATTACGAAATCAGAGAATCTGCTGGTCAATTTAGAGTTTTTAAATCAGAGCCTTTAACACCACAGCAAATAGATGATCTTATAGAGCAAGACAAAAGATTTGATGGTGAATTAACAGTAGAAGAGTTAAAGAAAAGAACACAAATGCTACCGTTTGAAAAAACCTTTACTAACATAGATCAAGCAAAACGATTTGTAGTTGAAGAAGAAAGACCAAGTAAATTGCCAAAATCTTTAAGAGATGTTCCAGAGCCAAAGGTAAGAAGGGCTAGAGATTATATCTTTAGGACTATTGATCCTAATTTTAAAAGAAAATCAGAGTTAGCAGATGCCTTGGGCGGGAAAATACCACTTAGCTATTTAAGAAAAGGTGGTGCTATGGACTTTGATGAGATAGCAGAAGCCATGGACGAAGATCAATTTTTTGGCCTTGGTCAACTTGAAAGAGCAACACTTGAAGGCAGACCACAAGAGGACATTACAGAAGAAGTTATAGAGGCCTTATATAACAATAGCGTACACATTAACGATCAAGTGCCTTTACAACAAGCAAGAAAAATAAATGATGATATAGAACAAAAAAGAAAACTTTTAACAGAATCTTTTGGTATTAGACCTGATAGAACTACAGATGAAGAAGTAGAAAAACTTTTAAAATCTGTTGAGCAACGCACAGAGGCTTTAGAACTAGAGGCAAAAATATCTGACTCAGAAACAAAAAGAGCAAGATTAATTGAACAAGACATTCGAGAAGGAAATGTTGGCTTGCCTAGTCTTAAAGATTTTAAAGATCCTGAAATACAATCAACACCGATGTCGGAAAGAGATCTTGCAGATGTTATTCCAAGAGTAAGAACAGAGTTTGAGGATTATGTAAAAGATGTAGATATTGATAATAAATTTACAGAGGAAGTTGTGCCACCCACAGCACCAGGCAGACAACCTGAAAAGAAATCTAAATATATTATCAATGTAAACATGAATAGGTTGGATGCAAGTATTCCGGAAAGAAAAACTTTAGAAAAGATAGCTGAAGAATATGAAGAACCTCTTGAGGTTGCAAGAAATGTAACTAAATTTGGCTCTAATGGTGAAAACTTAAAAGCACTAGCTGAAGAAACTGGATTACCTTTAGAACAATTATTAAAAGGTGAAGTGGGGAAAGTATTAGATCCAGTTAATATGTATAGACTTAGGGTTGCTCATGCAGAAGCTCTTAAAGAGGTAACAGATTTAACTGCGGCCATGAAAGATACATCGAAAGCAACACCAGAACTTAAATATGAGTTTGATGTAGCAATCACAAGATATGTTGGCATTTTAGAAAAACTTGTTGGTCAAGCTGCTGAAGCTGGTAGAGTTTTAAAATCATTTGATGTTCCAGTTAAGGCTGAAGATGGCAGAAAAACAAAATTAATTACTAAATATTTCAAAGAAAATAAAGGCCGTTCCGATATTTTAGATGTTATGGCTGATGCTATTTCTAAATTAGATGATCCACAACAAGTAAGTAAATTTTTAAAAGAGGCCTGGAAGCCTTCAACTTTAGACAAAATACAAGAAGCCTGGATTAATGCTTTGCTTTCTGCACCACCAACACACATTGTTAATATGGTTGGTAATGCAAGTAATATTTTATTGTCTGTTGGTGAGCAAGGAACAGCAGCAATATTTGGTTTATTAAGAGGTGCAAAAGAGGCTGATAGATTAACTTTTAAGGAGCTAGGAGCAAGAATGATAGGCAACATTCTTGGTTTTGCAGATGGTTTAAAAGCTGGAGCAAAAGCACTTATTGACGAAGAATATATTACCGATCCATTTTTAAAAGTTGAACTTGCAAGGCAACGAGCTATAGGCGGTATAACAGGAAAAATTGTTAGAATACCAACTAGAGCATTAGCAGCAGAAGATTTGTTTTTTAAGGCAATAAATTACAGACAAGATGTGATGGGGTTAGCTACTAGACAAGCCATCAAAGAAGGTAAACAAGGATTAAATGCTGTTAGGCAAAGAGTAAAAGAGATTTTAGATAACCCAATGGACGAACTTCCAGACTTGGATTTAAAAGCTACTGATTATGCAAGATATCAAACTTACACAAATCCATTAGGAAAATTTGGTCAATCGTTACAAAATCAATTATCAGAACCACATTTTAAAGTATTAAGGTTTATAGCTCCATTTATTAGAACACCAGTCAATATTGTTAAATATGCTGGAGAAAGAACACCACTAGGATTTATTTTTAAAAGGTACAAAGATGCTATTGAGGCTGGTGGAGCAGAGGCAGATATAGCAAAAGCAAAAATAGCATTTACTGGTGGAGTCATGTCGGTTCTTGGTTTATATGCTTCGCAAGGCTTAATTACAGGAAGAGGACCTGAAGATGTTAGAGAGAGGGCAGTATTAAGAGAAACGGGGTGGCAAGAATATTCAATTAAAGTTGGTGATGAATATATTTCATATCAAAGGTTTGAGCCTTTTGGTATTTTGCTTGGCCTTACAGCAGACTTTGTAACTGCAAGTCAAATGATTGGAGATAATGTATTAGTGTCTGAGGGAGAAGAACAAAAATCACAAGACACAGAGTTGCAAGAGGAATTAAGTAAAGTAGGAGCATATCTAATAGCTTCATTTGCAGATAATATTACAAATAAAACTTACCTTAGAGGTGTTTCCGATGTTATTAAGGCAATAGATGATCCTGAAAGATATGGCCCAACATATTTGAATAACTTCTTGTCTAGTCCGATTCCAAATGTATCTGGCTACATAAGAAGAATGGATGATCCTTATGTTAGAGATGTAAGAGGTTTAACTGATGCACTTATGAACAAAATTCCAGGTATATCAGTAAATCTTCCTACAAGAAGAAATATATTTGGAGAACCGATAAAGTACACTCCTGGAGCAGCACCAGAAGCTCTTGGAAGATTCGGAGAAGTATTTTCACCAGCAAGAAAAGAACAAATAACTAACGATATTGTCTTTAATGAGCTTTTAGATATTGAATATTATCCAAGCATGCCAAGAAGGACCATTCAGGGAGTAGATTTAAACTCAGACCAATACGAATATATGATGGCACAGCATGTTTTACAAAGGACAAAACAACAAATACTGGATGAAATTCTTTCACCAGGATACAAAGAACTGCCTAAATACCAAAAGAAAAAAATGATTAAAAGGATAATAGAAGGCAACAATGAAATTGCTAGATTTGAAACTTGGTCAAGATATCCAGAACTTCAAGAAAAAATAGAACTAATACAACAAGCAAAACTAGAAGAATAGAATTATGCCAAGGGCCACAGAAAGAGTTGGTCGATCAGGTGAATACCTCACGGCAGCACTCATCTCTTTGGTTTCCGATACTGTCATGGTTGTACCTCATGGATCTGAGGCTGATTTAGTTTTTGAACACAATAACAAACTCTACAAAGTCCAAGTTAAAACTCAATCAAAGATAGAAAAAAGTAGAAAAAATTGGCGTTTTGATATGCGTAGAGGCGCAAATACTAAAAATAGAAACTACAAAGAACAAGCTGTAGATATCTTTGCTTTAGCTTCTTTGCCTCATAGAAATGTAGTTTTTATAAAACCTATGGATCAGAACCAATTAACCATAGCCGATGAACACATGAAGAACAACGATCCTGTTAAGAACCTTAAGGACATATTAGATAATATTTAATTATAAATTTTTTATATCAAATCTAATCTTTTGATCTTCATAATGTTTAGCGGAGTTTATCCCTAGAGATAAAAAATACTCCGCCAACACACGAGGATCTTTCTTGGTTGACTTAGCAAAGTCTTTCAAAGAATGAACAAGATACTTGTTTAAGTACAGAGCTTGCCCGTTCTTTCTTTCGTTTTCGATACTATCGTCAAAGTCAAAAAAGTTGCTCATAATTACTCCTATATGGAGATTTCCTTGGTGTACTTACCTAACTTGTTACCGTTTTTATCACACCCATGAACCATCTCTAGCTCAAGTTCAATATAATGTTTGGCCTTTAACAAGTCTTGAACATTATTTTCCTTATCTCTGGTAATAAGTTTTATAACATTACCTAGACACCAACCAATATTGTTAGCCAATATATATTCAATCGGCTGTATTTTGGTTCTTCTATTGTAATGATCGCCACCTACTTGGTTTCTTGAGGCAAGCATATCAATCTCTTGATCCCACTCTGTACCCTTTCTGGCTTCATCCCATTCCCTTTTTGTAGCATTATCAATCGACATTAAATCTCCTATATTAAATTAATAAATTTATACCATTCTAGGTATTCTTGATGTATTATAAGCATTAATTACGAAAAAAGGGAATTCAATGGAAATAAAAGACCAAAAAGATTTTGACATATCAAACACGATAGATGCGGAAGAACTCGCTAAAAGGTGGGGTGTAACTAAGAAAACTATTGATAACAGAAGGCTCAAAGGTGAGAGGCCTAATCATTGGAAGATTACAGGCAAGATTTACTATGACCTTGATGATGTTATAAATTACGAAAAAGAGTCTTACATTTCCAGTAATGCCTAGTAAACACGCTTTATTATCACCATCAGCTTCGGACAAGTGGACGAGATGTCCAGGTATGCCTAAGTTAGCTGCACAAGTACCCTATCAGGTATCTATACCAGCAGTTACAGGTACATTGGTCCACCAAATAAGTGAGATCATAATGAAGGATAGACTAGATGGTGACATAACATTAGAGGATTATTGGCTTGGTAAAGTAGAGAGTGTTGAAGATTTCGAGATTGAGATAGATCAAGAAATGATTGATTGTGCTAGAACCTATACAGAGTATGTGCAAGCAAAAGCAAAAGAGCTTGACGGCAAACTATTGATTGAAGAACAAGTATCAATAGATGAAATTACAGATAGTTGTTGGGGAACAGCAGATGCGATTATCTTGGCTAAAGATAAGATATGTGTCATTGATTTAAAGTCTGGCAAATGGCCTGTAAAGCCTGAAAACAATTATCAGCTAATGATTTATGGGCTTGGTGCGTTGTCCAGATACGGAGATACAGACACCAAGATTGAACTAACAATAGTCCAACCACGAGGCGTTAAGAAGGAAAAGGCTGTTAAGACATGGGAAACCACAGCAGAAAACCTTGTGAATTGGGGATACGATTTCTTAAAACCACGGGCGGAAGCCTGTTTTGAGGAAAGCCCTGGATATGTATTCGGGGATCATTGCAAATTCTGCAATGGACGCAGTCTTTGTGAAACTTATAAATTAAATATGGGAGAAAAATAATGTCCGATAATAATGAAGAACTTACCTTTAGCTTTTCCGATGACGGCAAAGAGTACAAGGTAGATGATTTGTCTGATGAACATAAACTTATTTATAACAAGGTTATGTTAATCAATAGACAAAAGAATGAGATTGTTAGCAATGCAAACTTTGAGGTTGAGAAGCTAGACATTCTTGCAAAACATTACAGCGATCTACTTAAAGAAGCTGTAGAAGGTGATGATAAAAAGGTTGAGGTGGTCAAATGAGCCTAGCTGATATTAGAACTAAATCAAAACAGAAACCGCCAAGACTTGTTGTCTATGGTGGTGCTGGTATTGGTAAAACAACCTTTGGATCAACAATGCCTAAACCTATCTTCATACTTACAGAAGATGGTATGGGTACGATTGAAGCACCTCAGTTTCCTTTATGTAAATCTTTTGAAGATGCTATGGGTTATCTAAAAGATTTGGTAGAGGAAGATCACGATTACAAAACTGTTGTTGTAGATTCACTTGATTGGTTAGAGCCACTAATATGGGATCAAGCCTGTCAAGACAATGGTTGGAGATCCATTGAGCAACCTGGTTATGGTAAAGGTTATGTAGAAGTATTAAAGTATTGGCGACAATATTTAGATTTGCTTAACACTCTTAGAGAGGATAAAGGCATGATTACTTTGCAGATTGCTCATAATCAAATCAAAAGGTTTGAATCGCCCGAGATTGAGGCATTTGATCGCCATGAATTAAAACTGCACCGTAAGGCTGCGGATTTAGTTTTAGAGAACAGCGATTGTTGTTTCTTTGCCAACTATAAACTTGGTACTGTTAAAGTCCAAGGTAAAGGTGGCACGATGACAACAAAAGCCGTAGCTGGAGATGTTATAGCCTATTGTCGTGAGAAACCTGCGTTTCTTGCGAAGAATAGATATGCACTTCCAGATACTTTACCGTTTGATTGGAAGGAGATTCGATCAGCCATGATAGGCGGTAAAGATGAGTAGAGTTGATGATGTCACTAGAAGCAAAGGTGCTTTGACAACGATAGATGTATTATTATCTACACTTATAGACACTATAAATCCTGATAATAATGATCTTCCGATAGATGGTCTTCATCATCTCATTGCTATTAACCAAGACTGCAAGGATCTCATTAACTACCTTAATGATTACCACAGTTATGATCCAGGATAGGAGAAAATATGGATTTAAGTAAATATAAATCGCAAGTTGACGAATCAAGCCTAGAAACTCTTGAGCCAAGTGTGTATGACTTAGAATACACACAGGATGAAGAGATCACAGGTAGAAATGGTTGGGTTGCTCTAAAAGTTTTATTTAGAGTGGTTGATAAGCCTAACTTCTTGGTTGGTCATACTTTTACCGTTGACCATTCAACAAGCACTTCCGCTATTGAGATCGGTTTACAATCGCTTGATAAACTCGCAAAGGTTTGTGGGTTTCCAGATGGTTTACCCGATGACAGTAGTGATCTAGTGGGATCAAGAGTTAGGGCCAATGTCATTATTGATGACAAGGGTTATCCAGCTATTGATGACGGTAAAGGTAAAGGTTGGCTAGAACCTAAATCTAAGTCAGTAAAATCGGAAAAGAAAGCTGAACCTGAAACTAAAAAAGAATCAGGCGATGAAAACATCCCATTTTAATTTTTTAAGTGTAGATAGGCCTTCCCTATGTGGTTATTGTTTTAACCCCGTAGGCGGCCTACTTACAAAGTTTGAGGATAAATGGTACGGAGCTTGTTGCGTGGAACATCAAAAAGAAATAGTCAAAGGTAATAAATTAAAAAACATTGCTCAAGTTTCTCAGAAAGGTGTTGCGTATGCAAAAGCACAATCAAGGGATAGGTATATAGAAATATCTAAAGATAATAAAAGCTGGGCGTTGCGTGATTGGACAGAGGAAGATCGCATGAATTTTTTTAATAAGATAATTCGTGAGTATCTTAATTATGCAAATGAGCAAGCAAGGAACGGGGTAGATGGATCTCAAGAAATATAAAGAACGATACGGATTAGTAAAAGACAATAATTATTTAGAAAAAAACAGAGGAAATGAACAAGACCTTATTGCAGAAATGCAAGCGATAGGTTTAAATGTTGGTTTCTTAAACACAACAGGGGACTTAGTTCGAGTTTCCGTTACAGCTACTTCAGGAGTTAGACCAGACAAAGGCAATGAAAAATCGGGTTGGTATGTTATTAATGTTGTCGATAATCACATATTCGCAAATTACGGAAATTGGAGAACGGGGGAGGAGTTTAAATGGAGTTCAGCTGCGGTCAACAAACTTACACCAGATCAAAGACAAGATTTACAAGCCAAAATAAAGCAAGCCCAAGAAGAGGCAAGGAAAGAAAAACAAACCAGATATGAGGAAGTTGCAAAGGATTGTGAACAAAGGTTTCAATCTTATTCAGAGGTTATCAAGCATACTTATCTAGAATCTAAACAAATCAAAAGTTATTCTTTAAAGCTACACAATAAAGCATTAGTTGTTCCTATTTACAACACACAAGGCGATCTCAGGTCGTTGCAATACATACAAGAGGACGGTCAAAAGCGTTTCGTTTCTGCTGGAGAAGTTAAAGGTAATCTATTTTTAATCGGCACAGACTTTAAATCATTAGAGAAGATTGATTCGTTGGTTGTGGTCGAAGGTATGGCGACAGGTGCAAGCGTTTATGAGGCGACAGGGTTGCCCGTTGCGTGCGTGTTTTCAGCTAACTTTGGTTATGATGCGGTCAAAAAGTTAAGAGATAAAACCGATGCAAGAATTTATTTAGCGTTTGATAACGATAAAACGAATCTAGGTAGAAAAAAGGCAGAGGATATTTGTTCCAGATTTTTTAATTGTTTTATCAGGATACCGTCTATCGAAGGTGATTTTAATGATCTAGCACAAGAGCAAGGTTTAGATGCAGTTAAGTTAGAGATTAGTAATCTTGGTATCGGTATCAGAAACTTCTCAATCAGACAGTTTGTAGGTGATCCACCGCCAAAGTCTTGGTTGGTTGAAGGTTTATTAGAACGATCCAAGCCAAGCATACTTGCAAGCATAGGTGGTATTGGGAAGAGTATGTTGGCCTTAGATTTAGCAATGAAGGTTAGTCAAGGTCATGGTACTTGGTTGGATAAGCCAATTAAAAGTCCAGGGAACACATTAGTTTTATGTGCAGAGGACGATAGAAACGAAGTCTTTAGAAGGATTAAGGCTCTTGATCCCGATGAAAAGCGTTATGAAACTGAATACGACACTTATGTTTATACCGTTCCAGATGCAGAAAAGCCTTTGATCTTACTCAAAGATGACAATAGAGGTTTAGATTTAACACCAGAGGCACACGAATTAATTGATGAAATCTCTACAATCAAGGATTTATCTTTGGTTGTTATTGATCCTGTGCAATCATTCGTGGCCGCACCGATTACGACAAGCCAAGAGGCTGCTCAGTTGTATTGTCAGTTTTGTTCAAGCATTGCATCTAAATTTAATGCAAGCGTTTTATCTTTACATCACATGGCCAAAACTGCCCTGAATATGCAAGAAGATATTATGAATTTAAGAGCAAGTATCCGTGGATCAAGTTCGTTGGTTGACGGTATGCGTTTAGCGATAGCCATAGGTTTAGCAGATGAAAACACCGTAGAAAATATTTGTGCAGAAGAAGGTTTAGATTTTGATAGAACTAGGGTTGTTAATGCGGGAGTAGTTAAGTCTAACTCTAGCGAAGTCGATATGTCGCCAATGACATTGATTAGGAGAAATGCCGTGTTAGAGGTATTTCATAACAAAGATATAGAGTGGGATTATTAAGGAGATACTATGGTTAATTATCCATGTGGCTGGTTTGATCCAGAACAATTACCAAAAAAATGATGAAACATAAACAAATATTAAAGTTAGTGGTCTATACCGATAAAGACATTATGAGTGAGAACTTTGATGAACAGCTTAGAGTTATCCAAAAGGCCATGAAGGAAAACAAATTTCATATTGAAATGATTAATCCACCGAAGGAGAAAGACGAATGAATCCATATAAGATTCCAACACCAGCACTTATAAGTTTTAGCGGTGGAAGGACATCTGGATTCATGTTGTGGAATATTATTAATGCCTACGGTGGCAAACTTCCAAACGATATTTACATTGTCTTTGCTAATACAGGGAAGGAAGCACCAGAAACATTAGATTTTGTAAATGAGGTTGCGGAAAAGTGGAATGTTCATGTTGATTGGTTGGAGTTAGAGATAGCTAGTGAAAGGCCGATATGGAGAACAAAGATTGTAGATTATAAGACCGCTAGTCGTAATGGAGAGCCTTTTGATATGTTGATAAAGAAGCAACCGTTTTTACCAAATCCTTCTATGAGGTTTTGTACTTCTGAACTAAAAATAAATGTAATGAAGCGTTTTATGGTGAATGAGGGTTTTAATGAATGGTTTAATGTTGTTGGTTTAAGATATGACGAGCCAAGAAGGGTTGCAACGGCTAGAAATCAAAAGAATAACAAATGGGAAACAATAGCACCTATGTCTGAAGCAAAACATACTTTAGAAGATGTTGTTGCATTTTGGGATAAACATAACTTTGATTTAAATTTAAAAGGTTATGGCGGAAAAACACCTGCTGGAAACTGTGATCTATGTTTTTTAAAAGGTATGAACACTACGATTAAGATATTACGGGAAAGGCCACACATGGCGGATTGGTGGATAGCCAAGGAAAAAGAAGTGGGTGCAAACTTTCGCAAAGATAGGCCAGGATACATTGAATTATTAGAAATTAGTAAACAACCAAAAGCACCAGAGTTATTTGATGATGACGATCAAATGACTTGCTTTTGCCATGATTAATAAGGGAGATAAATAATGGATGCACTAGATAAAATAAATAAAGAGTTAGATTGGATTCAAAGATTAAACGATCTAATAAAGGAAAGGCTAGAGGATTGTAAGAAAAGACTAGCAGAGATTGAAAAGGAATAATCATGTTAAAGATATACGCAGATAAACAAGAACGACAGCTCTTAGTCGATGCGCTGGCAGAGTTTGGTAAACCATTGGTCAATAAACAAAAGCCTACAAGAGATGACCAAAAGAAGATTCATTCGATTGAAAAGCTGATCCAACAAATCCATTGGGGAAGGGAGTTTGAAGATGAGTAAAGGCTCAAAACCCCGTCCCTTTGATAAGTCTAAGTTTGATAATAGCTTCGATAAAATCTTTGGTAAAAGAAAAGGTAATGTAGTTGGAAATACCTCCTCTACACAAAAGAAAACATCAAATCTACCCCCTAAAAAATAGATGATGTTTTCAATTTCTGGCTACATTACCGCCTTGAGATGTACCGTAGATGTCCCTATGAACTACCGTAAATGTCCTGTTCAACTACCGTAGATGTCCTATATATCCATTACATATACAAATAAGGGTGAAGGGCTTGAGCCCTTACCCTTAAATTAGCAAGATGTTAGACGAGTATTGGTGGATCGAAAACGGCATACCCAAGCATGAAAGCAAAAGCGGATGCGTGCGTGCATCCGTGCGTGCTAAGTTTAAAAGTTTTAGCAAAATGCGTGCGTGCGTGTGGAAGTGGTTTCGTTCCCGTGCGGGAGATCGTACGCTCAGTCCTGCGTGCAAGCTCACGCTTTGGGCGATCTGTGAAAGGTTTAGAGTAGAAACCTTTAGCTCGCATGATGCGTATAGTTATTATGCAAAGATGACAGGCCTATCAAGTAAAACAGTAGGGCGATGCGTGAGCGAACTCGTGCGTGCTGAAATTTTATGGATTGCAGTCGAAGGGGAGAAAAGGATTCTTAAAACTGCAAAGCCTGGGGTTCGAAAGCATTTGTTGTTTGTGGGATTGGGTAAGCTGTTGGTTGAAGAACTTTCCCGTGCGAATGATACTTAAAGTTATAACTCTCGGCTTGTTTTAGAATGTCCTGATCGATTGGGTATTCATCGTACGAACATGAGAAGTTATGTTTAGGTATGTCGTCCATACCTTTTAATTTATCTTAAAATCCCGTGCCGTTGTCGTCATCGTTTAAAAAAACGATAGAAATTAGTAATAGGGTTGCGGTGATTAATAAAATAGTATCTATCATTTTAAAATAAAAGTTTAAATAGCATTGTCCAGATGCCGATGCAATAAATTAATGTGATTATCCAATAGATAATAAATTCAATTTTATCCTTAATCATATCTTTTCTCCGATTATTTTTTTGATTCTATCTTCAAATAAACTTATGTGGCGTAGCACCTCTTCTTGTTGGCGGTGCGTTAAGTCGTCAAAGTCTGGTATGTGCTTGCTTGGGTGGTCGAATAGCTGTTCCAGGTATCGCACTAAATGTTTGCGTGCGAATTGTTTGAAGGTAAGTTTAGCGTTCCCGTGGGT